TCTCGCCGATGATGATGTACACGGGGACGTAGAGCATGGGCCCGGCGGTGTCGAAACTGAATTGACCCTGCCGGAACGAGTTGGACGAGTTTCCTGTTGCGTCGGCGCCCGTCCCGGTCACGTCCACAGAAGCGGAAATGCCCGTGATCTTGTACAGCAGGGAGATGTCCCACCCGACTCCGAGAGCCGGAACGAATATGCTTTCCGCTCCGGACACCCGGGAGGAATCCCACAGTTCGTAGGTCCGGTCGAAAAGCAGGTCGAACTGCACCGTCTGCTGCAGCGGCATCAGGAAGTCCTGCGCCGTCACGTCATTCGGGTTGATCGCGTTGTCGTCCGCCAGCACCGCCGGGTTCACGGAATGCGAAGCGGATATCACGCTCGGGTTGTACAGGAAGTTGCACCGGTAGCGCACGCCGTTGACCGGCTTCTCCTGGATGATGAAGCCTCGACTCAGCGCCTTTCCGCCGCCGACGAGGGACTGCAGGCCGGGGAGTTTCGTGATCCTGGGGTCGAACTTGCCATTGTCCTGAATGACGGTAGCCATTAGTTTCCTGCCGCGATGAGATTGATTCGGTCGTCCTCGGCGATGGCCTGCATGAACTGCTGCGCCGCATCGCGTGCCGACTGCTGGTCCATGACGCCCTGCACCTTCACCACCACCGAGCCGGAGGCGAAGTGGAGCGTGGGCGAGGCGCCCTTGGAGTGCATGCCTCCGACACCGCCGGTGAGCGGGGTGTTCGCCGCCAGCGACTTTCGGATGGCCTCGGCCTGGAAGGCGGGGATGATCATCTCGCCCTTGTGCACGCGCGCCATCTGGTCGACGTCGATGTTCGACGAGCCGACCGCGTACCCCTTGTAGGCTCCACCGTTGGCCATGCTCTTGATGCCGGGGGCGTTGGCCAGGGAGCCGTAACGCGACTCCTCGTACCGCACACCCGCGATGATGTTGTCGACGGGGTTCCAGATGTTCTTGTGGCCCGGCAGCGAGTAGTGGTTGAAGGTGCCGTCGATCGTCTGCATGATGCCCTTGGACGGGTGACCCGCCCTGGCGTTGGAGTCGTAGTTGTTCTGCGAGCGCGGGTTGCCGCCGGACTCGTGCATGGCGATGGTGTTCACGTACCGCTCGTTGGCGGCCGTGTCCTGCTTCAGGATTCCCAGGGCGCTCTTGATCCACGTCTTGAGACTTCCGGAAGGCAGCGGGCCGGACGCGGTCGAGCCGTTGTTGGTGTTCCGTGAGGATCCCTGCCCGGCGCCGACTCCCGAGTTCAGGTTCGCCGCACCGATCGGAGAGATCCCGGCCGCGATGGCGTCGACTTCCTCCGTCGAGCCGTAGTTACCGACGTCTCCGCCGAAGCCCATGGTGGCCAGCCGGTTGGAGGTCGACCCGGCGGTGTCGGAGTTGTCGTTGGACTTGTCGTTCATGCTGCCGACCGAGCCCAGGATCCGGCGGGCGTTGGTGAATTCGCCGGGCGTGTACGAGCGGATCCGGATCGCAGCACCGGTGTGCGGCGCCTCCAGGCACTTGCCGTTGCCCACGCACATCACCACGTGGTGCGCGGGGTTGCCGACGAACATCAGGTCACCAGCGCGCACCTGGTTCAGCGGAACGTCCTTGCCGACCTTCTGCTGCTGGGCTGCGGTACGCGGCAGGCTGACACCGATCTGCTTGAAGGCGAACTGCATCAGGCCCGAGCAGTCGAAGCCGGTCTGCGGGCTGCTGCCGCCCCACTTGTAGGGGGTGCCCAGGTACTTCTTGGCGATGGAGATCACAGCAGCAGCGGTCTTGCCTGCACCCTGGGTGCCAGTGGCCGCAGCCCCTCCCCCGCCCGCGCCAGTGGCCGCAGCCGCGCCGCCTCCGGTGTCACCACCGAAGATGCCGACGAGCGCGCCAGCGCCAGCGCCGACGGCCGCACCGATGCCGGTACCGATGACCGGAACCACCGAGCCGACCGCAGCACCGGTCAGCGCGCCGGTCGCGGTGTCCACGCCGATGCTGGCAGCCTTGTGGGACTTCTTGCCGTGCACATGCTTGTCTACGATCTGGCTGCCGAAGTGGTGCACTCCCCACGCGCCCAAGCCGAAGGCACCAGCGGTGCCCAGAGCGCCCATGGAGAGGTCCATCGCGCCCGCGCCAACGCCGCTGCCGAACAGGCCTCCAGCACCGCCGCCTCCACCCATACCGAACAGGCGGCCCGCAGTGCCGAGACCACGGGCGATGCCCAAGGCACCAAGCCCGCTGCCGATGCTGGAGCCGATCAGGGAGCCTGCGCCGCCTGCGAAGCCCATGGCCCCGGCCAGGCCGGTCGCCTGCAGGACTCCCTGCAGGGCCGTGGAGAACTGGTCCAGGTACTTGGTTGCGGTCTGCAGGCCGTCGGAGAAAGCGGCGTCGCGGTTGACTTCACCGTTGCGCAGCGTCCCGGCGCGGGTCATCAGGATGTTGGCGTCCGATCCGCCGATGCCCATCTTGCCGAGCGCGGACTGGGCGGCGTTCTTCTGCGAGGTGGTCCCGCTGTCACGCTGGTTGGCCAGGCTGGTGTACGTCTGCGCGGTACCCCCGTGGACCTGCGCGAGCATCATGCCCTTGAGTTCACCCTTGACCAGCTCCAGGGTGTTGGGGTCCAGGCCCCAGGAGTTCAGCGACTGATTCAGGCCGGAGGCCGGGTCGTCCAGGGTCGCGGAGATCTGGGCAGCGGTGGTGACGCGCTTGAGTTCGGGGAAGCGCTGATAGATCTGCTGGGCGATCTGGCGTGGCGTCTGCTTGCTGCCGTTCTTGATCGTCTGGATCCCGAAGCCGCGCAGGGTGTTGTAGGTGCCCGCGTTCCAGGCAGCCGCCGTTCCCTGGGCGCGCTGCGTCTGCGACATGCCGGGGTTGACGTACCCGGACGTGCCCTTGACGTAGTTCCACTGGGCGTTGTACGACGACGTGCCCGGGGACAGACCCATCTGGGACAGTATCGAGTAGGCCTGCGCCGCGTCCGGGCTGGACTGGGCGGTGTAGTTGTTCTTGAAGGCCTGCGCGTCGAGCGTCTGCCACGAGGAGGACGACAACTGCGCCGCCTGGTAGGCGGTGGTCTGCCGTGTGACGGTATCGGGCAACTGCTTCTGGCCCCAGGAGACAATGCCCTGGATACCGCCCTTGAGGGATGGTCGGCCGCCGTTGTGAGCGGCGCCCCCACCCATGTGCCGTGAGCCCCGCCCACCGCCGAATCCGCTGGAGCCACCGTGGCCTCCGTTGTTGGCACCGCCACCGCCCTGGCCGCCGCTGCCCCCGGTGAACCGGAAGGTTCCGCCATTGCCGAAGCGCGAGCCGCCCTGCCCACCGTTGGGTGCGGCATTGGCCAGGTTGCTGGAGCCGTTCCAGACGCCTCCCAGGGCGAGGCCTATGCCACGCGCCCTGGACATCTGCCCGACGCCGCCTGTGACCCCCTGCAGTCCCCTGTTGAGGTCGTTGATGGTACGCGTCAGGGCAGAGATCGCGTCCTGGGCCTGATTGAACCCAAGAAGCGAACCCTGCCCTGCTACGGTGCTCTCGCCGGTCTGGCTAGTCATTCCCTGCCTCAGCAAATCGTCTGTGTCGCTGCGCCTTAAACCACGTCATCCAGTGAATGCGTTCGCGCACGGTCAACCGGCGAATTTCGCTGAGGCTCCAGGCCGGACTTAGTTCGACTAGTTGCTCGTATTCGAAGTACGTGTCGTGATAGTTACAAGCCCTGAAACAGGTCCCCCGCTGAGATCATCAGGGGGACCTCCTTACCGCACGAATCGTGCAGGAACTTGACATCATTGTACTGAGGGCCCGGCTGCTTTTCCTCAATGGCATCGAGGATGGACTTGCGGTCCACGATGCCCAGCGAACGCGCGAATTCCGGGTTACCGGTCACGGCATTCTCCGAACCGTCGGCCTCGACGACGGAGATCAGGCAGCGCGAGAGCAGGAGGGTGTTCTGCTCCGATTCCGTCGCCCGGTCAACGACCGCGAGGATCGCCTTCTGGTCCGAGCCGACGGGAAGCCGCACGAACGCCTTGCGGCCTCGGCGCAGTTCCACCTCGAAGATCCGCTGGGAGGGATCCTCCAGGTTGCGGATCGGGATCTCGTCGAGGGTGACGGCCAGCCGGAACTCCTCGCCGCACCACGGGCAGGAGTAGCGCTCCCAGACGATCTCCTCGCCGTAGGTGGCGCGGCGGATCTCCAGCAGCAGCATGTCGCGGTCGCCCAGCAGCAGGTTGTCCAGGACGGTGGGGCCGGAGGCCTCGTCACCGACCGAGACGGTCCCGCAGGCCAGCAGCGTGGTGATGAACGTGCCCACGCCGCCGGAGCGCGCCTTGGTGATGGCTTCCTCGTCGGCCCCGGTCAGTTCCCGGACCTCGGCGTCGTATCGCACGTTGGCGAAGTCGTTGCCCAAGGCGTAGCCCCCCGGCAGGCGGAAATTCCCACCTGCCGGGAGCGCGATCTCGGGCTTCTTGACCTCTTCGCCCTGCGCAAGCATGGCCGCGATGGCGGCATTGGCAGCGCCGGGGTTGTTGAGGGGGTTGACGTACCCCTCGGTATGAAGGTCGTTAGCCACAGGTATTGCTCCTAGTCGAGTCGGTTTCGTCGGCCGCTATTAGAAACTAACGGAAGACGTTCCGACGCTGTTAGCCAACTTCATCTCGAAACCCTCGTGGGCGAGGGTCATCTGCTGGACGATGATCGCGTTGGCGCCCGCGTCCAGGTCGGAGAAGGCGACAGCCGTCGGCCAGGCGTTGTAGATGCGGAATGCGGCCTTGGCGGGAGTCGTGCCGGTGGTGACCGGGTGGTCGAGGACCTTGACGTCCACCGTGTGCCGGAATTCCGCACCGGCCTTGCCGTTGCCGGTGCCCTGGATGACGGTGAACAACTGCCGCATCCAGTCCATCATCTGCGAGTCGCCGACGGCCAGGCCCTTGGACAGGGTGATCGGGGCGAAGTCGGACTGACCGGGCATCTTCTGGGTCGTTGTGTTCATACCGCCCTCGCGGTACGGAATCACCTCGGTCGTGACGTTCAGTCCCGAAAGGGACATGAAGCCCATGCGGGCGAAGCCCTTGATGTCCGGGTGCTGGATCTGCACCTGGAACTTGAAGTTCCGCAAGGGATCCGAGGCGATGTGTCCGATGCTGGACGTGGTCGTAGCCATCAGGGGGTTTCCTCTCAGGAAGTGGTCGTGCTGTCGGTGGCGGAGGAGCCCCCGCTGTACTGGCCGATCTCGATGACGATGAACTCGGCAGGGGTCTGCATGGCGACGCCGACCTGGATGTTGACCACGCCCGCCTGGACGGAGGCCGGGGTGTTGTTGGTCGAGTCGCAGACCACGAAGAAGGCCGCGTCCGGAGTGGTCCCGGCCAGCACACCCGTCTGCATCAGCGTCAGCAGGTAGGCGGAGACGACGGCGCTGATCTGGTCCCACAGGATCTGGTCGTTGTCGTCGAAGACCGCGAAACGGGTGGCGTCGAGGATCCCCTTCTTGATCAGCATCAGGGACCGGCGGACCGAGACGTATCGGTCGGGCGTGCCCTGCGCGAGGGTGCGCGCGCCGTAGATGACGAAGCCGGTGCCCGGCAGGGCCTTCAGCACGTTGATGCCCGCCACGTTCAGCGCGTCCTGGTCGGCGTTGGAGAACCGGAACTGCACGTCCAGGACGCCCTTGAGGACGGTGTCGATACCGGCCGGTGGCTTCTGCACCCCACGCGAGGCGTCGGTGCGGCTGAACTGCCCCAGCACCGCGCCGCCAGGCGGCAGCACGCGGGCCGAGCCGGAGGTGGCGGTCGCCGGGTCGTTGACGATCAGCCACGGGCCGTAGACGGCCGCGTACGACGAGGAGGTGACCGCCGATCCGCCGGTGGACATGCCCTGCAGCGACAGCGCGTAGGAGTGGGCGTTGTCGACCGAGGAAGCCTTCACACCGTCCACGACCACGAAGACGGTGCCCTGCGACTCCGCCCACGCGATGATCGGGTTGAGCACGGTGGCGTCCGTCAGGCCGGGGACGTTGAGGACGATGTTGTCCTCGATGACCTCCAGGCGCTGGGCCGCTGTCGACAGGTCGACGGCCGCGACGCCGTCCGAACCGCCCGCCAGCGCAGTGCCGGTCTGGACCGCCGGGGCGTGCGTGTCGTCCCACGCGGAGGTCAGCAGCGAGGTGACCTGTATGAACTTCGAACCGGTGACGGGGCTGTTGATCAGCGCCTGCGCGTTGCGGGAATCGGCCGGGTTCAAGGAGACGTCGGCGAAACGCTCCTTGAGGTAGGCGGCCGTGGAGCCACCGACGTAGACGTACAGGTCGAAGCGACCGGACCCGGTGCTGGAGGCAACGACATCGACGTACACCGTGTTGCCCCACGTGCCCGGCGAGATCGCCGTGATCTTCAGCGTCGGCTCGGGGGTGGCCTCGGTGTCCTCCAGGCTGACGGAAGCCGCGACGGCATCGGAGGCCGCTGCGCGCACGATGTAGGCGCTGTTGCCCCCGTTGTTGAAGAACTGGTAGACGGCGAACGGCAGCAGATCGGAGGTGTCACCGAAGCCGCCGTAGGTGGCGACGTACTGGGCGAAGGACGACACCAGGGTCGGCGCCAGCGGGCCCCCCTGCTTGCACGTGCCGACGAACGCCGCGACGGACTCGCCGGGCGTCGTCGCCGTCTGCGCCAACGGCGTCAGGGACTCGTCGATGTACACGCCGGGACGCTTGTAGACAGTCATGTTGTGTCCTCTGTTGAAGATGAATTCCTGGGGTTACGGATTACTGCTCCAAGGAGTGCCGTCGGCTATGTCGTCCGTGTAGTATTCGAGGTCCAGTGCGACGCTCTGCGCCTT